TTGGTGAGAGTAATACTTACCGATATATGGTTCCATTTGCTGAGCTAATCCCAAACGATTTGTTAGAATTTCAGCTTCTTTCAATTCTGTAAAGTAACCATCACGCATAAAGTCAAAACGAATATTGTTAAAGATATCATTTGATTCTTCTTCAGAGATAACTCCTTTGAGAATCAATTGTTTCTTTAATGCTTCTTTGAATAGATTAGCAAAACGTAGACGCATACGATCGATAAACTTACCGAACTTCAACTCATCACGAGTAATTTCAGCAGCACGACCAAGGTTGAATCCACCCTCGCTTTCTAGACGAGAAACTGGAACACCGAGCGACTTGTACATTTTCTTCTGGAAGTATAGAACATCTTCAATTTCGCCGAGGTTCTGACCGCCAGGAAGTGTAGTAATTTCTGTACCCTTGCCACCTTCGCGACGTGGAAGCCAGAAGTCTTCTAGCATCGTCATAAACTTACGGTCATCGCGGATGTCACCAGTTGTAGCATCGTACACTAGACGGTTCTTGTGACGAACCATCATGTCGCGCAGATATTGTTCTGCTTTGATCTTAGGTAGATTACCGACATCGATATAAAAAATACGACGTTCTGGAGCACGCGAAATACGATAGATTACCGTTGCGTCTTCTAGTGTGCGTAGTTGGTTGAGTGGCTTGATTGCTTTATGTAGATACGAAAGTACCATTTGATTAGAAGCATCCATTAGACCAGAAGTCACATGGATAATAGAATCAGTAGCAATACGAATACCAGTTGAGCCAGCAGCAGCTGGTTGATAGCTTGTTGTGCTTACGCCAGCACGAGTACCGCCAGAGAAACCACGCTCAGAATACATGTAGTATTCTTGTTTAGTTTCTGTGGTATGCACCTGCTGACCTGCAGTTGATGCTTGTGAGTTTCTACGAACTCTTTTAATCTCGCGGATCTTACGAATCTTGCGCGGATCGATATAGCGAATTTCTTGAATGCCTTCGCGTGGATTCTGTACGTCAATAATCGCATGATAGTATAATCTACCATCAATGTACCAACGACGAACAATTTCGTAACCGCTGTTATTAAAGTCTAACAACTGAACGATGTTCTTAAACTCTTCGCGAATCTTATCTTTTACTTTGTTACCAAACTCTAGATCGTCTAGGTTGATATCAACTAATTTATAATCTGAGTCGTATGATACGAACTCGTTTACAATATCGTCAATCGCGGATTCAACTTCTGGTTGAAGTGACATCTCACGATACTTGGCAACTAGATCTGATTCAGTACGAGCTGAACCTTCAAGATCTAAGTATGTGCCAAAGACACCACCTTCCGCTACAACAACCGCACCGTCATCTTTAATTTCGGGTGCAAATGTTACTAAGCGATCAGGTTGCGCCTTCTCTTCTGCTTCTTTCTTTCTTACGATTTCAAAACCAAACAACTGAGCCATTATATTTTTCTCCGACTGGAAGGAACGCTACACATTATATGTAGCGTTCCAAATCAAGTCATTTTTACTGGATAATTTCGCTATCGGCTACAGTCCAGTAGTCGAAAGCGAAGTCTACAGTGTATTCTTCAACCGCATCACCGTTATCCCAGCTTAGATCTATTGCAGAAATTGAAAGTGGGAAGATGTTTACGAATTGATAGCGACGTAGTTCCGAACCATCCTTAGCATACTGAATAACATCAGCAGTTGTGCGATAGTTAGGGACGCTTCTTAGGTTGGTTTGATTGCTGTTGATAGCTGAAGACCATGCTTCCATGGCACGACGAACTGCAAAGTTTTCGTCGTTCATGACAGTCACAGACCAGTTATCAAAAGTTCTGCTACCAGCAACTTTAATACGGCGACCGAAATAAGGAATTTCGATTAGACCAAGATTAGAAGCTGGTAATTGAGCAGCACGAACCATGTAACGAAGTGTTTCATCGCCAACTCTAGAGATAGGGTTGACCATTGTTACTTCGAATAGTGACGGACGAGCACCGTCACCAATCATGTTTTGTCTAATTTCATTTACATTAAATGCCATTTCTTATGCTCCTTGAACGATTTCGTTAAACTCAACACCAGAGCGTACAGCGATAAAATTCAACTGGATGTAGTTAATCGAACGAGCTGGCTTGATGTAGATGTCACCAACAAATTCGTTACGATCAATTACATCACCAGTGTTGTTAGTGGTATCACAGATTACTTTGAAATCGGTAATGCCTTGGCGACCTTGTACTTCGCGTAGATATGGCTCAACTAGGTTCTTGAATTGCGCACGAGTAAACTCGTCGTTGAATTCAAACAGAGCAAATTCAGCAGCAGTAGAAATTGCTTTCTCTAGTACGATGAATAGACGACGCACGTTAATTCTATCAAACGCTGATGGTTTGGCCAACATAGTCTTGTCACCGAACAATACAGTACCGCGTCCTGGGAAAGTTACAACTGGGTTTACACCGTTCTTGTAAAGTAGGTCGCGTTCTGCTTGGTTTGGATTAAAGTTTAGCTTGACTAGGTTCTTAATCTGACCACGTGTGAAGCCAGCTGGTGAGAACCATGGGTCACGTGTTTCATCAGTTCTTGCGCATAGACCAGCGACATCACCGTTTAGTGGGATGTAGCGATATACGTCATTGTAACGGTCATACTGGTATTTGTAACCAGAGTCAATTACAGCGTAAGAAGTAGATGATAGTTGATTGCGGAAAGTTACGATTGAATCAGCAGAAGTCGAACGAGTTGGCGATACGAATGCCACGCAGTCCTTACGTCCTTCAGCGATATTGTCGATTACATAGTTGGCTACAGCGGAATTTGCTTTACCAGTCATGACTAGAGAAACGTCAACAACGTTCTTGTCTTTGAATAGATCGTACGCAGTACCAACAGCTCCTAGTGTAATTTCTGTAAAAGTATCAGCACCATTCGAGAACGATAGAGTCATTGGAGTAGTTTGAGCAGAAGAAGCTATAAGCGCAGCAGTATTCGACCAGTTTTGGTTATTTGAAGAAGTAGGACGATGATTTGCCCAGTAGATATATTCAGAATCAGTTGTAATAACGTCTTTATAGTAAAGAGTCTGGCCATTTTCGCCTTTAGCATTGGTAGCGCGAGATAGACCTTCGAAGACTTCTAGAACAGTATTCTTAGCACCGCTGAATAAACCATCTTCGTCAACAACTACAACATGTAGTTCGTCGTTTGCCGAAGTATTACCAAACTGAGTAACAAAGGTTGACTGTCCTGGAGCTTTATCTACTTCATTGTAGAATTCCCAGTAACGAGTTAGCGCATAATTAACAGTACTGTTAGCGAAAGAATTAGCAGTAACATTTGCAGAACCAGTAAATTTGCTGTCGAATGTAATAACAGCTTGTGCGCTGAATACGCTGGCATTACCAGTTTCTGCAGCAGTTCCAATCGATGCAACTTTCATATATTGGCTGGTTCTATTTCCATTAGATCCATCATTTACAGTTAGATAATCACCAACTCTAATTTTACCGATAATGCTTGTAGCAGAAGTATTAGCAGCAGTGTTCGATACAGCAGAAACAACTCTTAAGTTAGCAGTTAGGCTGTTTGGAACAAGTGTTAATGTAGCTTCGATTGTTGCTGCGCCGTCTGTCATGTCTAGAACATTGCTATAAGCATTTGCCGAGTCACAAACAGAGATCTTTAGAGAATTACCTAGTGTACCAGCATAGCGAGCATAGTACATTGCGTTTGCGCCAGCAGAAATACCATCTTCATAATCTGCTAGATTTTTAATTTGAATTGTAGTTTCAGCAGCTGTGTTAGCCTGTGCGTTTCTAGCAGCTGTATCGATAGCACGAACAACGTATAATGCGTTGCCATATGCTAAGAAGTTAGCTGCTGTGTAGAATGTTTCGAAATTGTCTGCGGTAGGCTTACCGAAAATCTTTACAAGAGAGTTTTCAGAACTGACTAGCACACGTTCTTCAGCTGGACCCCAGCCAAAGACGCCTGCAAACGCGCCAACAGAAGCGGAAACTGCTGGTACGACGGTGGTCAGGTCAATTTCTCTTACATTGATACCTGGACTGACTTGGAATGCCATCTTGTTTCTCCTTGTTCAAAATAGAGCCAGAAATATAATAATATTTTGTAATATATTTAGTAAAATACGGTTTTAGAAGAAT